ACTGATACAAAGTCTGAGACCCCATCAAAAATCATTTCATCACAAATATTCTAGTATTTTGGATGGCCTATTTATCTTGCAGAGGGTGCCCTCTTCAAGAGAGGTTTTCCTGTACAGGTCAAAGGAAATCGATTTCTTGGACCCAAAATGGGTCGCGAACCCTTGCGCGCGGGCGGTTGACCGCGGAAGTTGGCATGCGCTCAGCGCACAGCTAGACGCGGACCCACTAGATGTGGTAGGTGCATCGGCCCAATCCATGGAAATTACCAATAATGGCGGAAAATAAGGCTTTTTACACCCCTAAAAACGCCTATAATGCAGATTATGCGACAAATTTTGTTCCACAATGTGGAACGTTAGGTACTTAGAGTAAAATGAACAGAATATGAACAAATTATACCCCCCACCAACCCAAAACGGCCCGCGCGCTGTGAGGCGAGGGGCTTGGGAACTAGCATTTTCACAGTCATAGGAAGGAATCTGTATATGGAATATAAAAAACTTGATAATCAACAATTAAAGGCGATGGTAGTGCTTCGACAAAAAATAGAACAAGAAGGTGCTCGCGTAAATTTCATGAAATTTGTCAAATCCGTATGGCCGGAGTTCGTAGAAGGGCCCCATCACTTAAGAACTTCAGAAAAATTTCAAAAATTTTCAAAAAATAAGGCATGCAGGTTAATAATTAATATGCCGCCTAGACACACTAAGTCAGAATTTGCAAGTTACTTGTTTCCGGCTTGGATGATGGGACTTAACCCTAGATTAAAAATTATTCAGGCTACCCATACAGGTGAACTCGCAGTTAGGTTTGGTAGAAAAATTAGAAATCTTATGAACTCTAGAGAATATAAACGTATATTTCCTGGAGTATCTTTAAGAACGGATAACCAAGCAGCAGGAAGATGGGAAACTAATCATGGTGGAGAATATTTTGCAGCTGGTGTAGGTGGTGCGATCACTGGTCGTGGTGCCGATCTATTAATTATCGACGATCCGCATTCCGAGCAAGATGCTTTATCTGAAACTGCCATGGACAGTGCTTATGAGTGGTATACCTCAGGACCTAGACAAAGACTTCAACCTGGAGGATCCATTGCTGTTGTTATGACCCGGTGGTCTCAAAAAGATTTAACAGGCCAGCTCGTAAAAAAAATGGCAGAACCTAAAGCAGACAAATGGGATGTTATAGAATTCCCTGCTATTTTAGATGATGATGATGAAGATAAGAGAAGACCTATTTGGCCTCAGTATTGGAAGTTAAATGAACTAGATGCAGTCAAAGCTTCTATTGTTCCATCTAAGTGGAACGCACAGTGGCAACAAAATCCCACGTACGACGGAGCGAGTATCATTAAACGTGAATGGTGGAACGTGTGGGATAAACCTTCTCCGCCTAAATGTAAATTTATTATTCAAAGTTATGATACAGCCTTTTCCAAAAAGGAGTCTGCTGACTACTCAGCTATAACTACCTGGGGTATTTTCTACCCTGATGAAGGGACTGAGACTCATATTTGTTTATTAGATGTGGAAAAAGGAAGATGGGATTTTCCCGAATTAAAAAGAGTGGCTATGGAAAACATTAAGTATTGGGACCCTGAACTAGTATTGATTGAAGCAAAAGCATCGGGCACACCCTTGATACAAGAGCTTAGACGTTTCGGAGTTTATGCGACTGCTTTCTCCCCGAACCGCGGGCAGGACAAACATGTCCGTGTTAATACAGTCGCCCCCATATTTGAGTCGGGCCAAGTTTGGCGAACAGATAACGATTTTGCTATTGAACTAATGGAGGAATGCGCTGCTTTTCCTTACGGAGAACACGATGATTTAGTTGACGCAACAACCTTAGCCTTGCTAAGATACCGCCAAGGAAATTTGGTTCAATTAAAAGATGATGAAGATGACTCAATAAACATATCAAGGAGCCAAAAAAAATATGAATATTATTAAAAAAATTAATCCTGAAGATCGAAGACTCAAACAAAAGCTAACGCCCAAGCAAATGTTGTTTGTTACAAATTATGTACAAAGTACTTTAACCGGGAAAATGTCAGCGAGCGAGGCGGCCCGCAAGGCGGGGTACTCTCAAACAAGGGCCCGTCAAACAGCACATGAATTATTAAATCCTAAAATTAATCCCTATATTGTGGAAGCTATTAATGAGATGAAACAAGATCTCTATGAGACATCCGGAGTTTCGATGGCCTCTCACTTAACGGCTCTTAAGGAAATGAGAGACGAAGCGCGAGACAATAATCACTACTCAGCAGCCATCAACGCGGAAGTCGCAAGGGGCAGAGTAGCAGGATTTTATGAATTAAAAAATAAAGCCGAAGACTCTATGGAACAAATGAGTAAAGATGAATTAATTCAAATCTTGGAAAAGTATGATCAACAAGGTATAACTCATGAAAGAGGTTTGATCGTAGATGATGACAAGATAGAGTTCTCTAACGATACGCGAACCGCGAAGGGAGATTAATGTATCCATTTTTAGGACAAGAACTTTTAAAAAGAGTAGCCACTAATCCTAAGATTGTAGGACCTTTGCTAATAAGTGCGGTTGGAGCACAAAAGGCAGAAGAGATCCAAGGATTATTTTCTTCAGGAAAAATTCCTATTAACGATATCTATAGTATTTTAACAGGAGGTAATGTGACCTCTATTCTGAATAAAATTACTAGTACACCAAGTGGATCTTTCTCTTCACCTGATCAAGATGATATTGATAGACAAGCAGAATTTAATAGAGGATTAGGGAAACAAACTACCTTTGCTGATGACATTAAATCAGAGCCTTTAATAACACCTGTCCCTGAAAAACTTCCAGGACTTTTATCTACCCCTGAAGAAAAAAACATAGACTACAGTAATGTTACACCTATGCCTGCGCCAGCTAAGGTTTCTGATTTTATACAGAAGTCAGAAGAAGATTCTTCCCCTGTAGACCCTGTAGATATTATTCAAATAAAAACAACTGCTGATCAGGCGAAAGATGATTCTTCTCCTGTAGTGGTGGACCCTAAAGAATATTCTCCTAAAATGAAAATGGCTAGACCTTTTGAATACGTAGAGACAGTTAATACTATAAAAATTTTTGGTAATGATGATGTTAGAAAAGTTACTTACACTGATAAAAAGGCTGCTCCAATTAAATATACTTTTAGTGAGGATAAGCTGGAAGAAATTAAAAATAATACTTTACTAGAGTTTGAACAAAGAACTGGAACTAATGTAAAAGCTTTAGTTGATAAAGTTGGTTTTAAAATGCCCGATTTAAATACTTTAAATAATTCTTTAAAGAGAGATGAAGCTGCTCGATATTGGTATGAAAGAAGTTCAGAATACTTTGATACTTTATTAGAGCCACTTTCTAAAGAAGATAAATCTAAATTTTTAAATATTTTATCTATTACTTCAGGTGGTGTTACACCAAAAGAAAATTTTAAAATAGCTTTAGGAGTCTATTCAGACTATAAGGCTGGCCGTCCTATTCGTATGGGTTTCAGACAAACGGCGTCTTTAGATAAACTTTTAAAAGATCCTGGTTCTCAAATTAATTCTTCTAAGTTTAGAAACTTTACAGATAGTTTTGGTTATTTTATGGGTACAACTGACAGACCACCTAACACGGTTAACGATTTACAAATGGCTGATATATTTGGAATTGATCAGTCAGCTTTAGCAAGTAATCCTGATTTGTATTCTTTAATGACAATGTCTCTTACTAACTTGGCAAACGAAGTAAATGAAATTACTCCCGAAGGTCAGGAGCTATTACAACCTTATCAACTGCAATCTATTTTGTGGACCGAGAATCGTGGAGGGCAGTCAACAAATTATGCTGAAGTAGGCCCTGAGGTTATTGATAACATGAGGAAACTTGGTTATGAGTTTAAAGACGATAAATTAAATTTAGAAGAAATTACTTCTGCTAATTTTGTACGAAGTATTCAAAAAACAGTTAAACCTTATGAAGATTCAGTAAAGATGACTATTGAGTCAGGAAGTTTCTTAACTCCATCTGGAATGAAAATAAAACAATTGGTTGATAACTTTTCTGATGACACAGTTTTAATGGATCAGATAAGTAAAATTAATAAATCTGCTAATAGTCAATTAATAACTAGAAAAAATAAACAACCTTCTATTGTAGAAAAATTATTTTCTGTTGCAGTAGGATCAAATGTTTCTGTAAGTAGAATGCAAAAAGGATTCGGAACATTTGAAGGTCAAATAGGTGATAATATAATTATTCCATCTGTTTATAAGAATAAAAAAGGAGAAATTATTCCATTAACTCCTGACCAAAGAATAAATGTTATGGCTTTTTTAGGAAAATATTTAAATCAAGAAGCTGCGGCTTCTAGTAATTTTACCTCGATTGAACCAGGTGAAGGACTTTCATCAGAAGAAATAGAAGAAGGAAAAAAACTTACAAATACTTTTTATGTTCCTGAAACAGGTTACTCCACTAATCAGTTTAAAAAAGTACTTGATCAATCAGGGTATGAATTTAATATATTCCCAGTTCCAGGTGGATTTTTATTAGATACACTTTCTTTTGACGGAAAACCTGATACAGAAAAAGTTGGAAATGCTATTTTAGATGTTTTTGGAAAAGACAAGGTAGTTGAAATTGTTGACTCGAAGTGGTATGGAGAGTATATTGGAAAAGAATTATACGAGGAGAGAGAAAATGCCTTTAAAAAGAGTATCGCCGAAAGAATGGGAGAAGAGGGGGATTCCCTTGAATCGTTCAACGATCTACTTCCCTCCGTCGAAGAAGTCTCAGAAGTCGACAAAAACAGAGACCAAGGATACGATGAAATCCTCGGCTCAACAAAAGTCATAAATCTTTTAAAGGGAGCTAATATTCAATTGAAGAGAAGAGGAGGATACGTAATGCCTTTACCTGAAATCCCTTCCCTTGTAAAAGGCGGATTAGTTGATATAAATTACTTAACGAGATCTTTAAACAATGGTAGATAACATAGACAAAGGATTATATCAATCAGGACAACCTGAGTTCGAAGTACTAAAGTCTGATACAGAAGTAATAGTAGATGGCGCACAAGTACCTGTTCCTGAGGGATTAGAAATTGAAATGGATGAAGATGGCGGAGCTACGCTTGATTTTGATCCAAGAGAAGTTCTTCCTGAAATTGAATTTTATTCTAACTTAGCAGAAGTTATTGATGATAGAGATTTAGAAGCAGTCTCTGATGAATTAATGGCGGATTTTGAAAGTGACAAAACCTCTCGTAAAGATTGGGAGGACGCTTACATTAATGGTTTAAGTTTATTAGGTTTTAAGTATGAGAATAGAACCAATCCTTTTAGAGGAGCAAGTGGGGCGACACATCCTTTACTTGCAGAAAGCGCTACTCAGTTTCAAGCAACAGCTTTTAAAGAATTATTACCTCCAGGTGGACCGGTAAGAACTATTATCATGGGAGACGAAACTCCTGAGAAATATGCTAGGGCAAAACGTGTTCAAGAATTTATGAATTTTCAATTGATGAACAAGATGGAAGACTTTACTCCTGAGTACGATCAAATGTTATTTTATTTACCGCTAGCAGGATCTACATTTAAAAAAGTTTATTATGATGAATTAATGGAAAGACCTGTATCAAAGTTTATTCCCCCTGAAGACCTTGTTGTAAACTATATGGCAACTGATTTAGATAACTGTGAAAGAGTCTGTCATGTTATCAACATGAGTTATAATGATTTTAGAAAAAAACAAGTTGCAGGTTTTTACAAAGACATAGATATCATGCCATCTGAATATCAACCAGGTGAGATTCAAAAAAAATATGATGAGATGGAAGGTACTAAACCTAACTATGCGGATCAAGTTGTAAAGCTTTATGAGTTCCATACTTCACTTGATTTAATAGACTTTGAGGATAAAGATGATTCAGAAGAGATGACAGGAATAAAAATTCCTTACATTGTAACCATAGAAGAAGGATCTACAAAAGTAGTAGGTATTAGAAGAAATTATGAAAAGGATGACCCTAAAAAAATAAAGAAACAATATTTTGTTCATTATAAATTTTTACCAGGTCTTGGTTTTTATGGTTTTGGTTTAATTCATATGATTGGTGGTTTATCAAGAACTGCTACAGATATTCTTAGACAGCTAATTGATGCAGGAACATTAGCTAATCTACCTGCTGGATTTAAAGCTCGTGGAATTAAAATTAGAGATGATGCAGAGCCTTTACAACCAGGTGAATTTAGAGATATAGATGCTCCTAATGGTGATTTAAGAAATGCTTTAATACCTCTTCCTTATAAAGAACCTTCTCAAACTCTTTATAGCTTACTAGGATTTATAGTCCAGGCTGGCCAAAGATTTGCTTCTATTGCAGATATGCAAGTGGGAGAGGGAAATCAAAATGCTGCAGTAGGAACTACAATTGCTTTACTAGAACGTGGATCTAAAATTATGTCAGCTATTCACAAGCGTTCTTATTATTCACAGAAAAAAGAATTTAAATTACTTTATAGAGTCTTTGGAGACTACTTACCTGAATCATATCCTTACGCTGTTCAAGGTGCTGATCGTACAATTAAAGCAGAAGATTTTGATGACTCATTAGATGTCTTACCTGTTTCTGATCCAAATATTTTTTCTACAGCTCAAAGAGTTACCTTAGCTCAGACTGAATTACAGTTAGCCCAAAGTGCTCCTGACTTACATAATATGAAAGAAGCTTATCGTAGAATGTATGAATCTTTAGGCATTAAAGATGTCGATGAAATTTTACGAAAAGATAGTCCTGTAGGACCTAAAGACCCGGCAACTGAAAGTGCAGATTTACTTGATGGTAATTTAATGCAGGTCTATGAAGGACAAGATCATGATGCACATATTCAAAGTCATTTATTGTTTGGAACCAATCAAATGATTTTAGGTAATCCTCCTATGGCTATGAAATTACAAAAACATATTTTAGAACATGTTTCTTTAAAATCAAAAGAGCAAGTAGACTTTTTAATTTCTCAAGGACAACTTCCTGAGGAAGAAATGAATGCTGCTATTGCCAAATTACAGGCACAGTCCATGACTGAGTTAAAAAAAATGTCAAGCGAACTATCAGGAGGAGGTCAACCTGATCCAGCAATAGAATTGAAACAACAAGAATTACAGCAAGACGCACAAAAAGATCAAAGTGATGTTCAAAGAGATCAAGCAAGAATACAGTTAGATGCTGAAAGACTTAAACAAAGAACTGCTATTGATCAAGCAAGACTACAAAAAGATTATGACATTGCAGATAAAAGAGCTGAAGTTCAGTACGATAAAATGACTACTCAAAATGTTAATAAAAAAAATGACATGATGAATAAGAATTCTCAGAATCAAAAATAAGTATGGATAAAAAAACTGAAAAAAGAATTAAAAAAATGATAAGTGAAACTAGGTATTACATGCAAGAACAGGCTGAAATAGGTACAGATATACTAGAATTAGCTCAAGTCATGTTGACTATAAGTAGAGAAGCAATGGTAGATGCTTATGGGGAATATTTTGCAGACAGCTATATTAAGAATGAAATTAGTAGGTTGAAAAGAAATCAAAATAGTATAACTTTACACTAATGACTAAACGATTAACAAAAACAATACCCCCAAAAAGGGGCCCTGTTTCACAGGGTGAATCTATTCCACCAGGCAAGATCATGAAAGTCGGTCCAGTGCCTGAGGATAAAAAGCATAAACGCGGTTATGGGATAGCATCTAAAGGTCTTAAATTCGAAGGAGTATTTTAATGAGAATACTATCAAAAGTTAAAAACTTTACTTCTAATATAAAGAAAAGAGATGTTGCAATAGCTATCACTTTCTTTGTGTTAGGGGTATTAATTGCTTCTCAGTAAGTTATTAGGCGGATCACTAGTAGAGACAGTCGGTAAAGTAATTGACTCAGTCCATACTTCAGAAGAAGAAAAATTAGCGGCCAAAATAAAACTCAAAGAAATTGAAGCAAGTCTTAATCAAGCACAAACTCAAATTAATTTAGCTGACTCTAAATCCACTGCTATAGGTATTGGCGGTATAATGCAACGAAGTTGGCGCCCCCTCATCGGGATGAGTTGCGCCCTAGCGATAATGTGGGAGTACGTATTAAAACAATTTATTATGTTTATACTTGCAGCTTTCAGTGTAGAACATGCACCCTTACCTGCTCTTGACATGGCGGTTTTAATGCCTCTCGTACTTTCTTTATTAGGCATGGCCGGAATAAGATCCTTTGATAAATTAAAGAAAACAAATTCTGACAAGTAATGGAGCTTTTCGATTACAAAGTAAAACAACTTATTCAAAAAAAGATTGAAGAACAAAGAGAAGCTCTTGTGACTCAGAATATACAATCTTTTGATGAATATAAGTATCAACTTGGTCAACTGCATGCGCTAGAAAGGTTCATGTTAGATTATCAAGATTTATACAAGAAAGCAGTAAATGATGAGTAAATTAATTTTACCAAAAGGAATAAAGTTAAAACAGAAAGAAGAGAATAAAACCCCTGCTTTAGAGAAAGTTCCTCAAGCAACAGGATGGAGAATGGTAATTCTACCTTATAGAGGTAGTGAAAAAACTAAAGGCGGCATAGTCTTAACAGGTAAAGCTGTAGAGGAACAACAACTAACAACTAATGTTGGTTTAATTTTAAACATGGGACCAGACGCTTACGGAGATAAAGATAAATTTCCAAATGGACCATGGTGTGCAAAAGGAGATTGGATAGTTTTTGCTAAATACGCTGGATCAAGAGTTAAGATTGAAGGCGGAGAAATCCGTATTCTTAATGATGATGAAGTGTTGGCTAAATTAAAAGATCCTGAAGACGTATTAACCCTTTATTAAGGAGAAAAGAATGGTCGAAGAAAAAATGGTAGACATTGACACTACTGGAGAAGGTCAAGAAGTTGAACTTAAAGATAAACAAGAAGATTCTGCTGGAGATTCTGCTGAAGAAACAAAAGTAGAATTAGAATTATCTTCTGATGAAAGTCCTTCAGAAGACGATAATAAAGAAGACGATAATAAAGAAGACGGTTTAGATAAATACTCAAAAAATGTCCAAAGAAGAATTAAAAGACTTTTGGATAGAGTGGAAAAAACTGAACAAAGAGAAACAGAAGCACTGAGATTTGCTGAGATAGCCAAACATAAAGCTGAAGAACTAGAGAATAAAATGAAGACTCTTGATCAAAACTATATCTCAGAGTACGAAAATAGAGTTAAGTCTCAAATAGAGCAAAGTAAAAAAGCATTAACTGATGCAAGATATTCTAATGATGTAAATGCTGAGGTAGATGCTCAAAGAGCTTTGACAAGACTTGCTATAGAAGAAGAAAGAGCTTTAGCTTCTAGACAACAAAGAGAAGTAATGGAAAAGCAACAAGAAAGTTTGAGAGGACAACAAGCGCAACCTCAACAAACTGTTCAAAGACAAGCTGATCCTAGAGCACAAGAATGGGCCGAAGAAAATAAATGGTTTGGAAAAGACGAAGCCATGACTTTTACTGCTTTAGCTCATCACAAAAAGCTTTTGAAAGAAGGCTTAGACCCAAAAAGCGACGAATATTATGAAGAAATAAATGTCTATATGAAAGATCAATTTCCTCATAAATATAGCCCGGAAGCTAAAGAAAAAGCCCCTCAAGTAGTGGCTTCAGCTTCTAGATCACAAAGAACAAGCGGTTCTAAAAAAGTAAGGTTAACCCCTAGTCAAGTATCAATTGCAAAAAAATTAGGTGTACCACTTGAAGAATACGCAAAATATGTATAGATTGGAGAACATATGGTAGATAAAACGCTAAGAACTAATGAGACAAGAGAAAAGGACGCTCGTAAAAAAAGCTGGACTAGACCTTCTTCATTAGACGCACCCCCAGCTCCGGATGGTTACAAGCATCGATGGATTAGGGACTCAGTCAGAGGATTTGATGATTATAAAAACATCTCAGGTAAATTACGAGAAGGTTGGGAATTAGTCCGAGCCGACGAGTATCCTGATTGGGAACTTCCGACTATCGAAGACGGTAAACATGCTGGTGTGATAGGGGTAGGTGGGTTACTGTTAGCTCGAATGCCAATAGAGTTGATTGAACAACGTAACGCTTATTATAAAGGTTTATCCGATAGCCAAAAAGAGGCTATGGATACTGACCTATTGAAAATCGAGGATCCTCGGATGCCGATCAGTAAACCCCAAAGGCGAACCAATATAACATTTGGTAAAGGAAACAAGTCGTAAGTCGGCAGATTTGTGGACAACCAATACTAACAACACGTATTACAAAGGAGTAATAACATGTCAAATATAGACGCACCTTTCGGGTTTAGACCCGTTCAAAAAGTAGGTGGCGGCGTATCTAACCAAGGGCAAACTGAATATACAATTGCCTCTGGAGAAGCTTCCGCTATCTTTCAAGGGGATCCTGTATTAATGGTTGCAAACGGCAACATCGACATTGCCTCTTCCGCTGGTGATACTATTCTTGGTATTTTTAATGGTTGTTTCTATACAGATCCAACTACACAAAAACCAAGTTTTAGTAATCATTATCCAGGTGGAATTGCCGCAAGCGATATCGTTGCAAACATTATAGACGATCCAAACCAATTGTTTTTAGTACAAGCAAGTGGAACAGTAACTTCTGCAAATGTTGGTGAAAACGCTGAAACAGACTACACCGCAGGCAGTACAAAATCAGGTATATCTAAGGCTGAAGTGGATACTTTTGCAGCAGATGCCGCAGCTACATGGATTATTGTAGGTCTTTCAAAAGACCCTGATAACAATGATACATCCGCAGCTAACGGTAATTTGGTCGTAAAACCAAACCTTCACTATTATACTGGTGGAAAGGCCGGGGTATAAACTATGGCTATATCAAGAAGTCAACTCGTTAAAGAGTTAGAACCAGGTCTAAACGCGCTGTTTGGACTAGAGTACAAAAGGTATGAGCAAGAGCATAAGGAAATCTTCGATCAAGAGTCATCTGACAGAGCGTTCGAAGAAGAAGTAATGCTATCAGGTTTTGGATCCGCTCCAGTTAAATCTGAAGGCGCAGGTATCTCATATGATACAGCGGCTGAAGCTTATACTTCTCGTTACACACACGAAACAGTTGCATTAGGTTTTGCAATAACAGAGGAAGCAATCGAAGATAATCTTTATGATCAGCTTTCTTCTCGTTACACAAAAGCTCTTGCAAGATCAATGGCAAACACAAAGCAAGTAAAAGCTGCTGATGTTTTAAACACATCTTTCGCTGCTGGTGGTGCTGCTGGTACTAATCCAGGTGGTGACGGTGTTTCACTTATAAACACAGCTCACCCACTTGCAGTTGGTGGTACTTTTTCAAATAGATTATCAACTGATGCTGATCTTAATGAAACATCACTTGAGCAATCATTAATTGATATCGCTGCATATGTGGATGAACGTGGGTTAAAGATAGCTACTCAAGGTAGAAAATTGATAATTCCAAAAGAATTACAATTCACTGCTGACAGATTAATGGCGTCTACTCTTAGAACTGGAACTGCTGATAATGACATTAATGCAATCAGAAATATGGGAATGCTTCCTGAAGGTTATGTGGTAAATCACTTCTTAACTGACATAAATTCATTTTACATTAAAACTGATGCACCTAATGGCCTTAAGCATTTTGTTAGATCACCTATGTCTACAAACATGGAAGGTGATTTTGACACTGGTAACGCAAGATACAAAGCTAGAGAGAGATACTCATTTGGTTTCTCAGATCCTAGAGGTATTTTCGGTACTTCCGGTGCATAAGCGTAATCATAAATAATCTTTTAAAGGGCGCTTTACTGCGCCCTTTTTTTATTCTATAATTTAAACCACAAGCATTAATTAACACTTAGATACATACGACTGAGCTTGTCAGACGGTATAGAGACTATGTATCGAAAGGTCTATACAACCAAGGAGGTTTAATATGGCAAATACTACATTCTCAGGACCAGTCCGATCGGAAAATGGTTTTGAATCAATAACAACAAATACAACAACAGGTACTGTAACAACTAACGCTACTTACGGAACAAGTATCACAGGTGGTGTTCAATCATTATCCGGTGCTGGTGCAGTTGATTTAACTAACTTAATAACTGAATTAACTACTACTGGAGCTGATGCATTAACTTTAGCTGATGGGACAACTTCAGGCCAAATCAAAATTGTTACTATGATTGTTGATGGTGGAGATGGAACTTTAACTCCAGTTACATTTGCAAATGGAACTACAATTACGTTCGATGCAGTAGCTGAATCAGCTACTTTAGTTTGGAATAGTACTATTGGTTGGGTTGCAACTTCAGTTCAAGGTGCAACAATAGCTTAATAATTAATAACTCTGTGAGAGAGAGTAATGTCTCTCTCACCATGATAGGAGAACAATAAAATGGCAAATACAATAACAGGTCCAGCAATTCAATTTCAAGGTGACCGAAAATTAATTAACACATGCTTTGTCTTAGCTGA